GCGCCTTGTACCAGAAAATTTGGTCCTGTAGCTTATTCGACTTGGCATTGTTGTTTATCACCAAACACTCGAAATTTTCAGTGCACTGATCCATAACCTGACAGAATGACTCAAAGGTTGGAAACATTCCCGCGTAATTTTCATAGATACGTTTTCGATTGCCAATATACGGCTCTCGCAGGATAAACACGTAGTCAATATTGGTTCTCAAATTTGGAGGGATACCTAAAGGATATTGCATTGTGATGACCAGCATAATCTTCCAATGACGGCCGTTCATAAAGAGGAGGCGCATCATAGTGTCGCGGGTCCATTTATTATCGAACAAGCAATCGTCCAGGACGACAAAGGTTCGGGGGTCTATGGTGCTCCGTTTGTATGATTCCATTTCCTTCTTGACTTGTTTCAGGACGGCTTTTTGTCGTTTCAGGATATTTTCAATGATGGCGGTATTGTATGCGTCATGGATGAATAGTTTGGGCACGTGTTCTCCGAAGAATCCGTTTCCTGCTTCTGTGCCTGAAATGACGGTTCCGATGGGGATGTCTTGGTGGTAATACATGAGGTCTTTTACAAGGAAACTTTTACCGGTATCACGCCGACCGATGAGGACGATGACGGGACCTTTATTTTCGTCGGGTCTAAAGCTGATGGAGCGCATATCGAATTTTCCTAATTCTAAATTCATTTTGAGTTATAATGTAGAGAGAAGAGAGAATAATGTAAATTCGAATAAATATAAAATATGATATAATGAAACAATATATTTGGTTAATTTAAACTCATTTTTTTAATACGATATAATATAAATAAGATAAAATAAGACAAAACAATGTCAACAAAAAAATATAGAAAAGGTAAAAATTGTAAAACAAGAAAATTCTTGTATCATCCAAATGATCCTAAAAAATCATTTGATGTTTACATTGATAAAAATCCGAGAGATACGATACAAATAAAATATAAAACGGTTGGCGATGTAAAGACGACGATTCGCAAATTGGAGCGATTGTATAAGGGTAAAAAGTATACACACAAGCGTATATGGCAGGTGGGAATGATTATGAAGGTCCGATTAGAAGTGTTGCAAAATAAAAAGCCGAAGGAGTATCATTTAGCTAAAAAGTATTTTGAATTTCTGAGTGAGAGAACAAAAATGGATGATAAAGATCGATACAAGGCGACATTTTTTTAATGTATAATATAATAATATAAGAGTATACATGAAAAATATTCTTGTGAAAAATAAGTTTAAATACTTGTATTTTTCTATGTATAGACAGTATTAATTTAATTTTATAATTTAATTCTAATTCAACATTTTCTCTCAATCTCTCTAGAATATGTCCGGTAAAAAAGTAAACGAAAATGCATTTGAGCTATATTATCAAAAGCCAAAGAACGAGAATCTTCTTAAAAATTTAGAAGAAACACGCATGGGACTTTCTCATTGTCAGAATTTTATTCCGCTATATTCTACTTTTTTTTCTTTAAACGACACAAACTATAATTCTATCAATTTGAATCAATCATTCAGTATACAGTCAATTGGTTACTCTGACTATGAAGAAGAAGGACAAGAACGCCATTTTAAAAACATTGCAACTGCAAGTGTTAAAAAAAGGACTGATGATGATGCTGTCGTGAGTGTTCCTGTTTTTTTCAAATTCTCTCCGCTTTTAGATCCTATAAAATATTTAGCAGGCAGTTATGACACGCGAAATGAAGCGCTGCTCCATCTTCCAGAATTGCATTCTTTGCCGATTTCGAATTCTAGTATTGATAAAGGTTCTGAAAAAGATAAAGATAAAGAAAACCATTATTGTCATTCTAAAATATTGGACCCAAATAACTCCGCATATGTGGACGGATTTTTTTCTTATTTATCTAGTCAGTTACTGCATAATCATGATTTTATACACGGCATTGATTTTTATGGCTCGTATTTGGCGACTCAAAAAGATTTCATAGTGAATATATTTGATGATCAAGAGTATTTGATGAAGAATGAGTTTTTCAAAGACAAGAATGGTCTGCTCTTCTATTACGATGAGTCAGAATGCGAAAAGTTTTTAGAATGGAATCAAGAGAAAAGAGAGAAAAATAGAAAACAGACAGCATCTAAAAATTCGAAAATAAAAATTCTAAACACTGTCAAAATTGTAGCCGAAGAGTTGCAACTAGAACAAGAACAAGAACAAGAACAAAAACAAGAACAAGAACAAGATATAAACAACGGACTAGAAGAACTTGCGCTCATTGATGTGTCTAATTCTGATATTTTTAATATTGAAGATGATAAAGAAAAAGAGGATCAAGAGGAACAACATAGCGGAAATAATGGTGGAAATGGCAAATTAAAGATTGGACTTTGTGATGCAGATGACGCATCATCATCGTCGTCGTCTTCGTGTTCTTCGCGCTCGTCACACACAACTAATGAGTCGCTTTATAATATGAGCGACGATGGTAGTCAAGATGGTGGTAGCGATCATAGTGATTATAGCGAAGAGGAAGAAACTGAAGAATGTGAAGAAGAAGAAGAAATATTGAATGCCACCATTTATAATTTTCCAGTGGAAGTGATTGCGCTCGAGCGCTGCAAGCAAACACTCGATTGGTTAATGGTAAATGACATTCTCTCAGATGGAGAATGGGAAGCCGCACTGATGCAGATTGTAATGACGCTGGCAACGTATCAAAAAGCGTTTGCATTTACGCACAATGACTTGCATACCAATAATGTAATGTTCAACGAAACCGATAAAAAATTCATCTATTATTTATTCAATAAAAAATTCTACAAGGTTCCGACGTTTGGTAGAATTTTTAAAATTATCGATTTTGGCCGCGCCATTTACAAGTTCAATTCAAAGCTAATATGCAGTGATAGCTTTCACAAGAGCGGAGATGCCGCAACTCAATACAATTGCGAACCCTACTATAATGAAAAGAAACCAATTGTTGAACCAAATTATAGTTTCGATTTATGCAGATTGGGTTGTTCTCTTTTTGATTTTTTTATTGACGATGTTGATGATGTTGAGGTCGAGTGCAAAAAGAGTCGACTGACTGCACTTGTTGTTGACTGGATTACGGATGATAATGGGCGCAATATTTTGTACAAACAAAGCGGAATTGACCGGTATCCGGATTTTAAATTGTACAAGATGATTGCAAGAACAGTTCACAATAAAGTTCCGTCACAGCAACTTTTGAAACATGCCGTTTTTACACAGTATGAAATCCCACAAAAAAATGTGAAAAAATCGATGAATGTTTTGGACATTGATGCCATTCCGAGTTATGTTTCGAATTAGTAACTAGAGTCAATTATTTTATATTTTATATTTTATATTTTTTATATTTTATATTTTTTATATTTTATAATAATATAATTAAAACCGAAATTATATTATTGCCATGGCCGCCATTCGTCCTATAGATATTGATTGTGGTGTAAATTTTACAGGTCAAAATGTAGATTGTGGCAGAAATCCTCCATTACAACAGTTTTTAGTACCTTTTATAAATAGGTTTGTGAATGCGTTTTTACGAGAATCTTTAGGAAAAGATGTACCTCCTGCTCGAGTTGTTAAATTAAAAAAAGGGATATTTTATTTGTCTTCAATTCCACGATACTATGATTTATTTCTTCAATACATGACGCAGGCCGCGCCAGTAAATATTGATGTCGGAGGCGTTCCCACACCCGTGTTTAATGTTGACTATTTGCCAAATGCCAGAGAAGATGGTGGCGAAAATATTATTCAAGGTAATGTAGATTTAAGAATAGTAAAGTTGTATGTTGCGAGTTTAACATATCATATATTGTCAATGATGGGTTGGTTGAGAGATCCGATAGGAGATGATGCTGGTAATGTTTTATTTCCGGGTTCAACGTTAATGGGAATTTATCAATTAATTTTACCAGCTGTCCCACCAAATATTGAACAAGCTTGTGTTCAACAACTTGGAAATACGATGCAAAAAACATATTTTACACGTGGTTTTTTATTTTTTTCAATCGGCGGAGAATTTGGTCAAAGGCCCGGATATATTACTAATTATATTGCAAATACTACGACACAGAATCCTCCTATACCTGGAGGACACATTGTTTGGAATAATGTTAATCTAATAGCATCAACACAGTTATTTATTTCAACGTTTGATAAACTTGGTTCTGATACGGAACTTATTCTTCAATCTACCGACGTCATACGAATACGAAGTATAACAACTAATCAATTTCAAGAATGGCAAGTTACACAACAACCGCCGATTGTTGTGAGTGATCAATATGTTCAGTTTAGTGTTGCGCATATCAGCGGTACATGGATACCGCAAAATAGTGAAGAGTGTAATGTTTTTCTAATGTCGCAAAACCAAACACTTCCAACATCCCGAGATGAGTTAACGTCAGAAATAAAGAATTTTACATTACAGATTGGTGGTAGAAAAAAAAGACAAAATAAGAGTAAATGGAGAAAACAAAAAAAATCAAATAAAAAACTTGGATTTTCAAAACGTCGTTATAGTAGACGACGACGTATCCGTTAATAACTACTTGTTATATTAAAATATTAAACATTTTATATTATTTTTTTTAAGAAATATATATATATATATAAAAACTTATTTTATAATTATAAAATTATAAAATATAAAATATATATAATAGATAAGATAATAACGAAATAAATAAAATGGTTTCTAATACTCCGAGACAGAATGCTCCCTTAAACTTTAGGACATCCAATTCGCTT